TTGACCCAATCGTGGCGTTACCCGCGCAAACGTAGGTATTCCCCGACGTGTCTTGCGCCAGGGTGCCGGCCGGAACAACGGTGCCGGAAAGGCCGGTAAGCGTGGCCTGCACCGTGGTCGGCGTGGCCGGCTTGCGTGTCAGGAAGTAAATGCGGGCAATGGCATCTTGGAAGCGGTCGGCGGAATATTGCGGGTCGACTTGATTCACGAATAATGCAAATTCGTTATTCTTGTCTCCGATAATCGCGGCCTGGCTGGAAGCAAGTTGGCCTTGCGGCGTTTCAAGCGCCGGATTGAGCCCGCCCCCAAAGGCGGCGTTAATGTCGTCTTGAACGCCCGCCAATACGGCAGTTTCCGCGGGAATGACAAGGCCAGCCGGCGTAAACTGGATTTTTGGAACGCTAGAAAGTGACATTGTTAGCCGCTCCCGTTTCGTCAATAAATTGGATTTGCCCCGTAATTTCGCGGGAGTCGAATGCCGAAATTATACATTGAGCGGACACGACGCCGGGAACTGTTAGCGCCGCTTTCTCAATGTAGCCCGTCATAAGTGACAGCGGCGGCAAGTGCCCTAGCACGTCTTCAAAGTACGGAATGCCCTTTTTCGTGGAGTACCACAGTTCCCCCAGGAACAGGCGCACGGCGCTTGCAACGTCTTGGGCCAAGGCGTAAGGGGGCGTCGCCATGGCGATATTGCCGGCGCTGTCTATGACCAAATCCCATTGCCCTTGGTCAAGCAAAAGCGTGTTGTATTGCGTCATACTGGCGCCCCTGTGTTACCGCCCCCGGTTTGAACTCCCCCGTGGACGTGATTATGAAGGCTCTTGCCCTGTCCAACAACATCGTTGACGACGTTGAGTGGTCCAAGCATTTCACAGGCGCCCCCGGCACTCCCTTTGCCTTGGCTCAAGGGTCCGTTAAGCACGGTTGAACCGTTGACCGTGAAGGTTGGCGTATTGACAGTGCAAGACGTAGCGGCGTCGATTTCAACGACCGGGGCATCAATGACCACGGCCGTCGGGGAATGAATTTTGATGCCCGCGGCGCTGAATTGGACGTATTGCGTCGGCGTACCGTTGAGCATGCCGCCAAGGTACATGCCGTCGGCAAAGCTGTATTGGCGATGGCTCCCCGGGTTGCCTTGCTTCTTGGTCGACTTGACTTGCGAAATGTCACGGGACGCGAAGACGGCGACGCCAATGTCCCCTTTTTGCGGGTCAATAATGATGCCGTTCGCGCCGCCCTGCAGCCGGAAATAGGGCACGTTGTAAATTGTCACATGGGGCGTCGGGTTGCCCTGGCCGTCAAGCTGGTTGATCATGGGCGTGACGTCGACATATCCAACGGGGGACAGGCCGCCCGCGTTCGTGCAAGCCTCAATCCGGACCAGGGTCGCGGTTTGCATCTTCCCTAGTGCCTGTTGCACCATGAAAGCCATATTGTTGAATTCGCCCCAAGTGCTGGCCGCTTTAAGCTGGCCGCTTGGGATTCCGTTAGCGTCCGACGACGGCGAGGCCATTAGCGTTACCCCTTACATTTGAAAACCAGGCGCCGCCCGGCTTTTCGGATTCCAGCCGATGGCCGACCGAAGTTACAACCCATTCCCCGGCCGCTTGTTGCACGTCCGTTACCAGCTTGACGGAGCCCCCAAAGGTAATTGCCGGATTGAATAGGGTTTGAAAATTGACGCCCACACCGTCAAAGGTTGGATAGCCAACCAAGCCGGACGCTGGCGAAATGAGCGGAATAATTACCTTGCGGGGCACGTTCGGGGGCGTGATTGCCAATATCTTGTCGTCAAGGTACAGGTCGCACCCGGCGGCCCGTGCAAGGTCTTTGGCCTGTTCCATGCCGGTATTGGGCAGATACACGTCGACCAGTTGCGTAGTAACGCCGTTGTTCTCGAAAGTGTAGCCCAGGTCGCGGGCAATCTGCCCCATGACCGTGGCAACATCGACGCGCCCCTTGAAGCTCCGGGGCGGTACAGCCTTCAAGGTATTGAAGAAGGCGGATTGCGCCTGAATGTGGAGGAAGACGTCGGGCATGCCTTGATAATCAGCCCAGGCGTTAACGATGTTGCCGGCGAATACCAGCGTTTCCGCGGCGCCGTCAATGGCGTAGACTTCCACGGTGTTGGGAATGAGCGTACCGGGCTTCCATTGCAGCGTCGTAACGCTGTTCATATCGGCTTGCGCGACGCCGTAAATTTTGGCGCGTAGGGTGCCCATCATCATGCCGCCGGCCTTGTCAATGTCCGCAATTGCGCGGAAGCCCTGCAGCGTAATGGTGTCATTATCGGACGACCCAAACTTCCCCGTTCCCAAGGTAATGACGAAGCGGAGCGCCTTTTTATTTTCAAATGAGGGCATATTCTTCCGCCGTCAAATAGACCATGGCAAAGCGGTCGCCTAAGCCGGAATAGCTGGGGTCGTCGCTCCCTTGGGAATCAATAAAAAGTAAGTTTCCGGCAAACCCGGCGTACTCCCGGCACACCAGCGGGACCGCGTCGCGGGCGATGGTTGCCACAGCCACGTCGACGCCATTTACCGCAACATCAACAAAGACGCCTTGCGGCTTTTGGTACACAAGAATTTGGCAATTCTGGCCGCCTAAAACCACTTTGACGGATTGGGACGGCACGGGCTGTAACGGTACGGCTTGCATTATTTCACCAACCCTTGCAGGTAGGAACTTGCCTTATCAGCAAGCCCCGGGAGTTTATCGGCCAAGCTCTTGAGCGTTGAGGGCTTGGGCGTTTGGGCCTGCACCTTGCCATTATCGACTTGGGGTGTTGCTCCGGCGTCTTTCGGTGCGTCAACTTGCCCCTTGTCCGATATCGAATAGGCTGCCGATACCTGGCGGATTTCCTTCAAGGTGATTTCCACAAGAAGAAGGGTCGCCCCCTTGCTGTTGCGGCGCTGGTAGTTGTACCGCTCGACGCTGTAGTCAATATAGGTAACTTCGGGCGTTACAACGCTGTACAGGTCCGTCGATTTGCAGGCGGCGTCGATGGCGTCCAAAAAGGTGCGGCGGTTCTTTTCGCTCCCCGTCAGGCACAAGGTAACGGTCGGCGCCGCGGGGGCTTCGACCTTGTTGTAGCTGGCAAAGCTGCCTTGCTCAATCGGGAAGTCGCTTACGCGGGTTTCCTTGGAATACTCCACGGCGTTGGTGGACAGCGTGGAGCCCAGGCCGGCGGCGTCCAAGGCGTTACCAATGAGCCCGGTGAACTTGGCCGGGTCGCCAAGGGGCTTGCCTTGACTGTCAAAGATGCCCCAACGGGTTTCAACTTGGAAGATGCGCCAAAGCATACCCTGTACCAGCCCCAGGCCAGCGCGAACGGCCGGCGGGAAGTTTGGCGACCGGGGAAGCGCCGGCACGCCTGGCAACTTCGGTACGTTGGGGAAAGGGATAAGCGCCATATTAGGTCAACCCGTAATTTGCTTGAGAGGTAAAGAGGTAATCCAGGGACTTGCCCATATCCTTGGCAATGCCGTTGGCGTCCGTGGCGGCCGTGTATACCTTGACCTCCCCAATGTGGGTTTCAACGCTCTTGGACGTGGCGCCAGGGGCCGCGGCGGCGTTTGCTTGGGCAACCTGCACCGCACCAGCCCCGACGGCCGCCTGAGAGGCGCCAGGCACGCCCCCGAGCATTGCAAGGGCCATTTGTCCCCGCTTGGCCGCTTCACCCTCCCGGTCAGCCGGGCGTTCGTAGTGCTTGGACACGATGGCCGCGGCTTCGTCCGCCCGCGTCGCACCTTTAAGCAAGTTTCCGGCTTTGCGTTCGTTACCTTGGGTCAATTCATATTGCATGAAGGCCATTTGCTCTTCAATTGACGACCCTTGAATCGGTTTGCCAAAGACCTTTTGGAAGACGGCTTGCCGGTCGGGGTGCCATTGGCCGATGCCATACGCCTTGCCGTTGTCGCCCACGGCGTCCGCCCTAAAGGCGCTTTCCCGCTTGATGTTGGCGGCCAAGCCTGCAGCCTGCTCCCGCGACCAGCCTTGGGCCTGAAAATAGGCCATTGCGGCTTGCTCTTCCTTGGCGCCGCCGGCCGGGCTCTTGCCGGTGGAATTGACAGTACCGGAGGGGGCGGCGGCCGGGCTCTTGCCGGTGGAATTGACAGTACCGGAGGGGGCGGCGGCCGGAGCCGGGGAACCGGGGGCGCCCGGGGGTGCTGGGGCTTCTTCGGCGCCATACTTCTTGCCGTTGCCGCTCAAGAATTCCCCGGCGGCGAACTTGGCCCGCTTCCAATCGCGTTCAAACACGGCGGACAGCACGTCGGCCGCGGCAATTGCACGGTACACCATGTCGCCCAACAAGTCCTTAAGCCATTTGATTGCCTGGCCGGCGGCCTTAAATCCGGGTTCCCATTTGCCCCAATCAATGAAGCTATCGCCCCCGCGTTTCCACGTTTGGTAATCTTGCCACAGGGCGGCGATTGCGGCGGCCAGTGCCAGCACGGCGACCACAGTCAGGTTAATGGGAATCGTAGCCGCGGCGATGCCCGCCAGGCCGACGGCAATGATGGTAAGGAACGTTTGCACGAATTCCTTATTTTCCCGAATCCAGGCGCCGAAGTCCGCGAAAATGGCAAACATTTTTTCCAGCGCCGGAGTAGCGGCCGACAGCAATTCGCGGCCGAACGCTTCAAAGCTTTGCCGGCTGGAAACCATGGCGTTACGCAAGCGGCTGGCCTCTTCGGCTTGCTGCTTGGTTACGGCCCCGTACTCCTTTTGCCGGGCAATCATCAATTCAACTTCCGACCGCCCCTTAAGCAAAAGTTGCATGGTGCCTTGGTCAATACCCATCATGCGGCCCATGTTGTTGGCCGTGGTCCGGTCCATCTTACTAAAGCGGTCGGACAGGTCTAGCAACAGGTCATTGACGGGGCGGGCTTTGCCTTGCGTATCGGCCAGGCTCATGCCCAGCGCGGAGAAATACGGGATAAGGGAGGATTGCCCGGTAAGCTGCAATTCAGTTTGCGACTTACTGAGCATGTCCATAGTGCCTTGCAAGCCTTCCCCGGTCCCGCCGGCCAGTTCGGCGGCATTGGACCATGCGGAAATGCTATTGACACTTTGGTCGAGGTTTTGCGCGAAGCGGTCAAGGGCCGCGTTTGCTTCTATCTGGTTTTCAATGAACCGCTTTACGGCCATTGTCCCGCCGATGATGGCAAGGAATTTGGCGGCGCTTTTGGCTACATTCTCAAAGCCGTCGGCGCCGTCCTTTCCGGACTTCTTGAGTTTCGACCCGGTCTTTTCCGCTTCGGCGCCGGTATCCTTAAGGCCCTTGTCGACCTTGGACTTCTTGGCCTCAAACTCCGAAGAGTCAAGGCCAAGTTTTACCAGTAAGCTGTCGATAATTGTAGCCATGTGGATTATTCCCGGTTCGCCAAGGCGTTATTGTAGTCGTCTATCGTTACTACCTCTAGCATATCGTAGACGTCTTGGACCCCATAGACCGTATCCAATTCATGCAACGTTGCCATGCGTTTGGACAGTAGCGTCGCTATGGGGGCCGAAATGTTCACGTATTCCGCGAACCCTTTTTGCTGGCCGCCGCCGGCCGGGAGCCTTCGGAGATTGAGTGGACGACGGCCTTCAAAAAACCCGTATGCAACTTCCACACTTCGGCCCGTAGCTTGATGCGGGTCGTAATCTCTTCTATGTCATCTTCAATGAGATTGCGGATAACGTGCGGCTTCGTGGGGTCCGGCATGATTTGAACGCACGACCACATTTCGGCTAGGAGCGGTTCCGCAACCTCCCATTTCAGGCCGACAAGGGCCTTAATGCCCATTTCAGCCATTGCGGCCATGCCCATGCGGTCAAAGCCTGGCGGGACTTCCACACCGCCAGCCATGAGGGCCAGAAGCGCCCGCATTGCCCAGGATTCCGCCCGGCTGGCGGGCATTTCCGTAAGTACAAAAACCTTGCCTTGGTCCCGACCTTCGTCGGTAACGGTGTAATTCGCTGTATTGCGTGCCATGGTGATACCTCTCCGTATCGTGAACCTCTCCTTGGTGATAGGTGCCCCGGGCGTGCGTCGGGAGAGGGCAACGCGGCTTTGTGGGCCTGCCCGGGGCTAACTGGTTACAGCAAGGAGCGGTTGACCGACTCCCAGGTAATGACGTAATCAACCGGCTGCAGGACTTTTTGCGCGTCCGGAATTTGCTTGGCGTTCGTCAGAATGCCCCGGGTAAGCGCGAAAGATTCGCCGGTCGAAGGTAGCGAAATGGAACCCGAAATATAGAACACTTCGCGGGCCGTCTTCATCGCCTGAATGACGGCGGTAAAAATGTCCTTGCTCGGGCTGTCCGCCTGCAGCGTAATCGTTTGCTTGACCGGGTTTGGGACAAAGCCCGCGGTCATACGCCCGTCGACGCCCATTTGGACCTCTGCCAAGTCGACCGCTTCCGTGGTGAAAGCCTTGTCGCTGGCATAGCCGCGGAGTTGGACGGGGGCCGGAAACAGGCCCGCGACCACAAGGGTGAACACGCTGTTCGCGCTGGTGATAGTGGAATTGTCCATTTTCTGGCCCCTTACATGATGTCAATGGATGCGACGTTAATCTTCTGCACCGCGCCGCCGTCCGTGTACCAGAAGTTGATAACGGGGGTGCCGCGGTTGCCGCGAACTTGGGCGCCCGGGTCAAGGATTTGCAGGTAATAGCCCTGCTGTTCAATGATGGTCGACACGTCCTGGCCGGCGGCTTGATTCACTTGCGCTTTTTGCGACGCCGACATGGTAATGCCAGTGCGAATGCTGCCAAAGTTGAGGCCCGCGGTAATCGGGTCAATCATGGCCG